ACGAAGGCTTCCTCAACGGAGTAAGTCAGGGCGAAAAAAGCATACTTGAATGGCAACAATACCTCTTTATTAACTACAATCCTTATGGCTCGCTTACCCCATTATAACCTCACCTATGCCTATACCGAGAGTGGGGAGATAAAGATATTGGATGGAGATCAGGTCGTGGATAGATTTGGTCGTGGGGGATCTCCCCGGGATCACCTTCCCCTTATGGTATGGGATGATAATGACGACACCGGAGTAAGGCTAATATCCTCTCCAAACGACTTCGGACTGAGGATCTATACCCTGGAGGGTCACGAAAGCCAAGCCCGTTGCGAGTTCCTCAATAATACCATCGCACAAATAGGTCCAATAACCAAAAAACTCAAGCCTAAGGTCGTTGTTACCCATGTGGTCGCCCTTCGAGGGGCCGGTGAAGTGTTTAATCAAGACCTCGGGGTCATCCGTAGGATCGAGGAGAAGATCTATTCCCTGTTGATTGGTAATACCCTAAGGATTCACACAGTCTCCCAATGGGAAGAAGGAGAAGATGTGTGGAAGTTTACACCTGATGGAACAGCCGCTGACGCGGATGGAACAAAAATTCATGCTACACTCAACGATGAGGACCAAGGCACTAAGAGTTATTGGGAGTGGCAGACCTATATCTTCAAGAAATATGATGCATTAAACCCTGAGGTCCTGTAACTTTTTTAGCAGCTCCGCTGACCACAACTAACATTACGAGCAACTTCGTTGATATATATAATATATATGCAGTACATTATTAGAAACCTCAAAGAAGGGACGACCCTGACCTCTACGGAAAGTTACGAAGAGGCTGGTCGATGGATAAGGGAGTACCTTTTAGATCATCCCGAGGCCAATCCCTTTGATTTTGCCTATTATACCTCATGCAGATAACGAATTTTGATAAGTTTTATTCCCTGGTGCATGTCATAATCGCTCTCCTCTTCTGGCTCTTCTCGATTTTAGACCCAGATCTGCAGGAGTTCTATTATGATGGCCTCCTTGTACTTCCTTTTACCCTGGTGGGTTGTTTCCTTTTAGCAAGAATGTTCAGTGGTAAGCCTTAGTCCCCGATACGACCTCTTCCGTCTCCTCCTTCCGCAGGAGTTTATCCCCAAGGAGCTCCGAGACAAGTACGACCGACTCCTGAGTGAGAAGCCCCGAGTTATTACCAGGGCCATCGATCTCCTCAACGAGAGTATCCAGGGTATCTCTATGCCCGGCATCAGCGATCTGGTAGTGGATCAGCCACAGACCTCACGAAACCACCTCGGTCATATTGAACCCAAGCACGATAACTCCACAGTCACGGTAGACAACCCCCTAAGTAAGATAGCCAAGGAGGTCACCATCACGTTCCGTTTGGATGCTGGGTTCATCAATTACTACCTCCTCTACGAGACGATCTTCCATAGGGTATGCAAACCGGAGAATTACAAGGATGGTACGGATATCTACTACGACATACTCTCTGAGCAAGGGCAACCGATCTGTAGGGTATACCTCTATCAGTGCCATATTGACGCTCTCGAGGGACTGGAGTTCTCCACCGACAAGGTCTCCCGAGAATCCAGTACTTTCTCTATGACCTTGAAATTCAATAACATAGACATAGAGTTTGATAATGTAAATCACCTGTAGGGATTCCTACATATATGTAGTCAGCGCGCATATGCGAGATTCCTATATATTTACATGCAATTACCAGGATTACGACTAAGAGTCCCACCAAGACTCGGGGAGACCAAGCCCGGGGTCATCGGAGAGATGGGTGGTAAGGTCACCATCACCAGTTTTGTGCAGGCCTATGGGGAGACCCTTAGCTTCCCTACACCGGACTGGGGAAGCCATTCCTATTTCCTCCGTACCAAGCCAGGGTGTGAATACACTGTAGTACAGGCCGACGCCTGGTATATGTTGGGGATTGTCGTGAGAATTACCAATTCGGAGGGCCCTCATGAGTTCGCCGTGTTCTTCAATATCTTCGGTTATACCCAGGTGAGTGATCTCCGGGATCCGGGTAGTGACTTTGAGGACTTTTTTGTTCCCTGGATGGAATTTGTTAAGTCCCTCCAACGGAATTGGCAAGACCGGGAGGAGTTCCTCTTTGTCCAAGGGGATTTCTGGGGGTCTTTCTCTGAAGACCGTTGGACCCTGGTTAAACTGGGCAAGCGATGGAAGGCCACCAGCGTCCCGGAGAGATTCTCCCAAATGCTCGGTCGCTCCCTCGAACCAACCTCGTGGAAAATTCTTTTTGCTGAAAATTACCGACCAGGAAAATATGGAAAATAATTTAGTAAGCCTCGTTTACGGGGACACCGACTCACTATATATGTCCTACGACGGCCTCCTGAATACCATTGAAGGGGTGGAGACGATGACCCTGGAGGAGAAAAGGGATATTATCGCCCGGATCAATCAGGAGTTTCTGGATAAGTTCAACGAGAAACTTATGGACGACTATTACGCCTCGCGACATGTGGAGAGTTGTCATAAGTTCGAGTTGGAGACTATCGCCAAAGCTGGTATCTGGCTCGATGTGAAGAAGAGATATGCCCAGATCCTCCTTTGGAAAGATGGTCATAAGTTCGACACCAGTCACCTCCCCCTCAAAGCCAAGGGAATGGAGATCGTCAAGGCCAGCTACCCCAAGGCCGCCCGGGAGATGCTCAAGAAGATCATTTACAACCTCATCGACACCTCGGGGAACGCTATGAATGAGACCTACGGACTCGTCGGAGAGCTGTATGAGGAGTGGATGGGTCTCCCTGTGGAAGCTATGTGCCCCTCCATCTCCGTCAATGGGTATAAGTCTTACGTGATCAGTGACAATGACCCCAAGGGGGTAATGTGTCATACCGGTACCCCTTTTCAGGTTCGTGGGCTGGCCCTATACAACTGGTTCCGTGAGGTGAAGAAACTCCCCGGAGACCCTATCTACGGGGGTAAGATGAGGTATTATGTCTGTCGTCATAGCAAACGACGGGCTTCGGATAAGGCTCCGGTCTTTGTCTTCCAAGCCGGTAAGCTCCCCGACTGGGCTCTGAAAGAGGCTCCTATTGATAAGGAGGCTATGTTCCGTAAGTGCGTATTGGACCCCCTTAACCGCGTCCTCACGGCTATTGGCCTGTATGAGGTCAATATCAACGGGGGAGTGAATGTGGATCTATTTGGTGACTTTATTTGATGGAAAGACTGGTTTTTGGTCTCAATTCGACCATCTGTTATCATTGTGGATACGAGGGGAAATGGAAGGAGGTCCTCCCGAAGGTCCTTAATACGTTCCCTAACCGCGTCCTTATCAGTGCCGTGGACATGCCTATGGTGGCTGCCAAGGTCATTCATGAGGCCGTGGGAAAAGACCGTATCCTCATCGACTCTGGTGGCTTCGGGTTGTATAAGAAAGAGATGAAGATGGGTAAGGATAACCCTGAGTTCCACGACCACTGCGAGAAGATGAAAAAACGTTTCCTCAAGCTTCTCGAGGCCTGCCCCTGTAGTCTCTGTTTTGAGCTGGATAATGAGTACTTCCGTCACGACCCCGACCTACTAAGCCCTAAGAACTACTGTCGGGAGGAGGTAAAGGCTATCACCGGTCGTTACCCCGTACCGGTCTTTAAGATCCACCAGGGTTTTGATTACTGGAAACGTCTCTGTGACTCTCCGGATTACGACTGGCTTGCTATTGGGGGGCTGGCCCAGACCCGGGCGTGGCACACCAGGACCGAGGAGATCCGTACCCTTATGGACTACGCCAGACTCCAGGGGAAGAAGGTCCATCTGCTGGGCTGTCAGAATGTCGAGGCTTTTAAGGAGATCCAACCGGACAGCGTCGATTACCTCATTTTCCAATACGCTATCAACCTCGAAGAGGCCCGGAGACAGAACCCCGGGGTAGAAGATTACAGTCTCCTTCGACCGACGATGGTGAGTCTGGCGGTGGCCAAAGCCCGTCAGAGAAGTTTCCTTTATGAAAGTTATCAAAGGGGGTAAATTTACCCCCTTTTGTGGTATATATGGATATGGATAAGTTCGTCGCAAATTGTAAGACAGTATGTAGCTTCCTCTTTGGTAGAGGCGTAGTCTCCCAATACGGAAAAGTCTATTTCGACTCACCGGAGGTGGCAAAGGTACTGGGTAATGTGGAGTACAAGGAGGTTATGCTCCTTGAGCGAGACTTTACTCGTATTATAAGATACCATACGTTTGTGATCCGACGACTCGTTAATAGAAAGTATGAATATATACTCCTCTGTAAGGTTAATGAGGCAGAGACCGTACTGGTGACTCCCGATTATGAGACCGTACTAAAGGCTAATGAGGAGTATACCAGTATGGTGAAGATCCTGGAAAGGCTTGATTGCTACGAACCGGTCACCTTGAAGTTCCCCAGGACCAATATCTGGGGGGAGACCGTCACCGATACGTGGCATTTTGAGCCGATTGCTGGAGGATTCCGATGGAAAGATAGTGCGGGAGACGTGCATATGGATGGGTATCCAGCAATCGTGGGTATGTTGTTTGCTAAGTACTGTAAAGTGTTATGAGAAAATTCAATCCTGACCCCGACTACTCCACTAAGAACTCCGATCGATTTGGGGAAAGCGCTGCAGCGCACAGCTCCTTCGGAGATAATGGAGCTGCATAAGATAGAGACCAAAAGATTAGTATTTCATTCCTATTTGGTAAGGCATCAATGGGAGAGACTCACGGTCCTGGCTCTTATCTATACGGTAAATGGGATAGAGTGTTTGGTCAAACACTCCGATGTGGATACTCTCCTGGAGCATGAAAGCCTCCCCTACAAGGTAGCTAAGACTCTAAGTATCCTAAGTAATGACCAGGACTGTTCCCTGGAGTTACCACGGAACACTGTTTGGGGTACTGAGATGGATAAGTGGGAGTTTCGACGGAGCCGTGGTGTTGTAGATGGATATATATGTTTCACCGGATATTCCTCAAAATACCCTGACGGGCTCATTATGACCGCTAATGGTTGGATATGTAATTTGTTTAACCATTATACGAAGACCTTATGAAATTCACCCCACATAACCTCACGGTACACTCCCCGGTGGGCTGTGATCCTTTTATTAAGGATAATACTCTGAGGATTACATCGGTAAGAACTGATAAACTGTCAAAGACTTTTTTCACCCCAGCCGAAGTACGCCTGCGACTCTACCGAGCTCGAGAGGAAGACCCCCAGGTGATGTTCCTGCATAAAGAAAGGAGGAAAAATTTTACCTATATCTCCTATATAGTGTACTTCCAGAGCCGGGATGCTTATAGCCTCCTCGTGAAGATTAATGATATGGAGTTGGTGCGTGATGGAGACCCCCAGCCCCTTTTTGATATGGAGGCTAATTTCTACGAGCTCGCGGTAAAACTATCCGTCTTAGGAGACCTAAAGCAACCCACGGCCCTTACCTTTACCGTACCAGATCAGTGGTCGATCACCAGGGAAGAGTCGTGGGAGTTTACCAGAGCGATAAATAATGACCTTACCGGTCGAGCTTATGGCACGACCATTAAATACGAAACCACCACGATGGAAGTATATAAATGGATCTACGTCCTGTTTAAGATGTACAGTGAGCTACTATAAGTGGTTTGCCCAGTACTTCATAATTAGATCTCTCGTCTTTTTCATAAACCGACCCTCGGTGAATACTGCTTCTTTCCAGTGTTCTACGGGGATCGGTCTTATTTTGGCCATCAGGGAAGGGTCGTACATACGCACCCCGAAGTCCAGTTTGGCCTTACGTAGGGTATTGAGGAGCTTACGGTACTCGAGTTGGGAGATCTCCTTATCCACGGCCTTATCCCAGTACTTCGAATAGGTATCCCGGAACATATCCAGTACCTTAGCAGTGAGCTGGTAACGGATCTTCGGGGGGTAGTAGTGTATATTCCACCCGATGACTCGCTTGCCTTCCGGGGTGTCTATAAGACCGAAGAAAAGGGTCACCGGAGAGGCATCGTAGTACTCCAACTCCTCTTTCATCATCGGGGTGCGATACTCGAAGGCGGCCAGCTGTCCGGGAAGGATAGCTCGAGGCCCGGTAATGGTGAGCTCCTCCAGGACTTTTCTTGCCTTGGGGTCTCTCCTCCCCACATTCATTTTCTGCAGGGGGTCTTTGCGTATCTCCGAGAGGAGGTCATAGTCTTTGGGTAGGGTTGCCATTCTAAAACTCATACAAATTAAACTGCGTGTCATCCTCCCGAGCTCCACCGGCCGACTCATACTCCGATCTCTGGATCTTGTATTGGGTAGTCTGCTTGAGGGCTTCGAGTTGGACACTCGCCATCACGAGGTCGTCGTGACCAAAGGAGGCGGCATAGCTGGAGGAGGTCTCCTCGAAATTATCCAGTTCGGTGAGGAAGACATCACTCTCATTTAATATATCACCCTTTTCGAAACTTTCCTTAAAGAGCATACAAAAAACTTTCTTGTTCCCCGAGGTGATCTTGATCCCGTAGTGCCATTTCGTTCCCCCTTCGTTGTAGTATTTCACCAGGACCGACTCGTCGAAATTAGGGTCCACGGCTTTCAGGGTATGGATGAACAGGTCTCCGTAGGTATTACGTTCTAATGACACCAGGGGAAATTTCAACCTCGGCAGTAAGGTACATAAGGACTTCGCTACGTCCTCACGCGTGAGGTCATTAGAACGGAAGAATCCGACACACTCCAGCCCTTGGGGTATGTGCCTATAGAGGGTGATGATGGTGTAGTCTCCACCGACCCCTTCCGCGAGGTCAATAGTCAAGTCTAAGAAGTCCGTCCGGAGCCAGTCTAAGTCGTACTCGGGATGGAAGAACCAGGCCTCGGGGTGGTATACTCCAACCAACTCCTTATTGACATAGGTAGAGCTCAGGGGGATAAGTTTCTTAATGATCTTAGGGTTGACCAGCCCGGTACTCTTGGAGTCGAACTCAATACCGAACTGTTTGTTGAACTCCTCTTCGGAACCGAGGTTACCAATCTGCTTTTTCTTCCACAGGGCATCTCTCTTCACCCAACATCGGTTATCTGGATCCCATTCGGGGACTCTATCCCAGTTGACTTCCATAGCGGCATACTCACTCATACCGGTCTTGGCAGCCATATAAAGACGGAAGAATAGGTTACGACCGTTGGTGGTACTCGTAATCATCATCTTTCCTCGCGCTGCTTGGAGGGTAGGGAAGATATTCCCGTAGAATTTCTCGGCAACATTAGGATTGCAGTGGGCCGCCTCGTCCCAAAGGAGACAGTGCAGCGTAAAACCCAGGGCAGGGGTTGGGGTGGTAGCATCGGTAAGGATACGACAACCGTTGTCCAGTACCATCTCCGACTCGTTCCATTTGTATATACCGGGCTTGAGGAAATGGGGTAGTTCTAAGAAAATCCCCTTGATCTTGTCGAGGATTTCCACGGCGGTCTTGCGCTTATTACCAATCACCATCGCATTTTTGTCTACATTAAAACAGATATAGTGGAGCATATGGATAGCCGAGGTCACGGTCTTACCAATCTGTCGAGCCGCACAAAGGATGGTATATCGATTGTCTTTCAGAAACTGCAGATACTCGAGCTGGTAGTCACGGAGTTTGACGTGCTTCACCCCTTCTGGGGTCATAATCTTACAATACTTCTCCACGAAATAGGCAATATCATCCCTACATTTCTTCCACTCTTCGATCTCCTCTACCGTCCTTTCATATACGAGGTCGGGCTTTCGGAGCTTGATATTACCATCGACAAAAGGATTCGCGATGAGTCGTTTACCCTTTACCAGGGCATCCACAGCAATCTCAAAGGACGCGCTGGACCATACCACCCTCCTCGACCGTACCCCGTCGGTCTCTTCCTTGACCGGGTTGAATATAGGTCTTTTTGTTTGGGAGGTCATAAAATTTTTATTAAATAATGGACAAAAGACCTTGTGGATCTTATAATCGCGCCCTACTGCGCTCAAA